TTAGCAGAAGAAGAATCTCCCGTATCAATCCCACTAGTCGTTGTAAATTGAACTAATTTTTGTTTACCTGCTGTTTCAGAACTAGGTGCGGCACTAGTTGGAAATGTAGGTAAAGTATAGGTTAATGTATTTCCTGTATGAGCACCACTATCTCCAACACTTTGTATTTTAAATGTGCCATTATATGTAACATCACTAGCGTTTGCTACTGTTATAGTATCATCAACTGTTAATCCATGTGCACCATCTGATTTTGTTAAAGTAGCTGTTGTGCTATCTGTAGCACCTGTAATTTCTATACTGCTTAAATTACTGTCTGCTGTAGTAACAAAGTCACCTTTTTTTATAAAAAAATCTCCTGCATTAGCAAAAGAGATAACACTTGCTTGCCATACCTTTGTAAAACTATCTGTTGAATATAATAAAGGACTATTAACTACAGCTACACAAGTATCACTTGGAGCAGTACTAGTTCCTGTAGTAGACTCTACAGTTACTAATCCATACGCATAAGGGTCAGCAACTTTTAATTCAAAATCATATCCATCAGCATTATGAGAAAATCTTACCTTTAATAATGAATTTGCAGGTTCAGGTTCTGTACTAGCAAATGTAAAGTTTTTAGTAGTTCCACCTGTTGTATCTCCTATTTGTACATATTCTTCATAATTAATACCACCATCTAGTGACCTTAAAATAGTTATTTTACCTTTTCCTGAACCATTTGTGCTAAACTCCCAATTACTAAACGAAGCATTTACTGCATCGCCTATAAAACTAGCATCTACATTATTTTTTATATACACAGCATTTTCTTTATCTCTTAATTGTTTTATTAAAAATTGAGTTCCTATATAAACAGGTGAAAATAAATTTGCATTTGCAGTTAAAGTTACTCTTTCTCCTGCTGTTTTATGTGCATTGGTCGTTACATCAGTAATAGATAAAGTATTATCTGACTCATCTATTAATGGTGGAAATTTATATTCAAAATCATTAAAACTAAATGCATCTGATGATGTTCTTTTTAATTGTTTTACAGGATGATTAGGATGAGTAATAAATACAATGTCAGCAGATTGTATCATTTTTAATTCATATAATTCAGACTCTAAATATGGAGTGGTTAAACTTGCAATTAATTCATAATCTTTGTAAACTAATAAAAGTGTTGGTTGAAATATTAAATTGTATGTGTTGCTATTATTAAATACAAACGGATACATTACATTTTTAACATTATCTAATTCTGATAAAAATTTACCTGCGGGTCTACGTTCTACGCCACCTACTTGCATAGGAATAAAGTTTTCTAATTTTATACACGCTCTATTGTATAATTCAGTATCAAAACGTGCATGAGAGTTAGGACTTACTTCTCCACTATTAAAGGCATTTATAACTTTTTTAGCCATAAATCCCCCTAACTAAAACTACCATATGATGTTTGTGAAAAAGGTGGTCTTGAATTACTTATTGATGAACCTGTTGTATATGTAGACTCAAGATATTCGCTATCAACTTCTGGTGCATCTTGTTTTTCAAATGCATTTGCTCGTCTTGCTTCTGGCATAATTACATTATTAAATTCTTCTAACAGTAATTTATAAAATGCTAACTCACCTGTAATAGGAACAGCCATTCTTGCCGCTAATAATACAACAAACGCTTGTTGAAATAAAGAATCCATATTTTCTGGTTCTGGTGCTTTTGAATAACATAAATATATATTTTCTTCATTTGATAACAATGCGTTACCTTCTATGCTGTAATAAACTTTTGATTTACCATAGTAATAAACCTCTGATGTGTTTGTTACATATGATGTTCTAATAAAATCACTTGGTAATCTATGTTGATATGAATATTCAAAATCAGGATTTAACACAGTTACTGTAGCTATATCTCCGCCACTTTCAAAGGTTAATGTTGGTGTATATGCAGTAGATGTTACAAAATGTGTACGAGTAATGCTTTGTCTTCTTGTTAACTTCCATCTACCACCATTATCTTCATCAAATTCTAATTTTATATAACCATCTGTATCTGATGCAATAACTGTATTTGGAGCAACAGAATCAAATATTGGTCTACCTGAAGCAGATGTACCTGTAGCTTCTAGTATTACTGTTGTACTTCCAAAAGATGAACCATTAACTATTTGTATTTTATAAGAACCTAATCTTTTTCTAGCTTTGCAACAGTTCCATTTGTGCATACGAACTAATTCATCTAGTGTATTTGTATAATGTAAATTAACTGTTTTTGCGTGTGATAAAGTGTTGTCTGTAATTTCAGAGTCGGTTAGTGTTAGTCTTTCACTACCTAGTTTGCTTAATGCTAAATTTATTATATCTGTTTTAGTTGCCATGATAAAAAAAATATGGGGGGTTACCCCCCCAATGTGTTACTCATTTGTTGCGATTAGAACGTGTCCGACTATTGTAACATCGATAGTTCCTGCATCATCTGCCGCACCTGCCGCAGAATCTGCACCTGCTATAGTAAGCAATAGTGTTTTTCCACCAACATCAATGCTTCCTAAAGTTGAAACAGCCGCATCTGCACCTGCATTAGGATAAGTTAATAATCCTAAAGCATTAGAAGAAGCACCATCAATAATTCTATTTGTATTAACAGTACCATCTGCATCATTGGCATAACCTAAATCAACTGTAACAGCTCCACCTAAATCAGGGTGAGATACTACTGCTGAAATAACTCTTGTTTCTTGTGGTAATACTTTTGAAATAACATGGCTAGTATTAACTTCACCTGTAATAACTAAAGTAAAAGGAATTGCTTGAACATTTCCACGATAGTTAGACTTTGTAACAATACCTGCGTCTACTGCAGTAACTTCACTTGAATTCATCTAATTATCCCCCTTACTGTTTACAAGCGATTGCGATAACTTTTTCTTCTTCCATACGAACAGCACCAAATTCTGCTTTCATGTACGCATAGTAGTTGAACGACTTATCTGCACGCTCACTAATTTTAGTTGTTATGTCAGGATTGACTTCGAATAATGCCGCATCTTGAATCATTGCATAGCAAGCTCTAGTTGCACCTCCGCCTGTGTCTTTCCAAACGCCTGTATCAGTATCAACGTCAACATCTAAATCGATGTCAAATGCATCTGATGTTTTAGGGTCAGCACTATTATGGAAAGGAACAATGTTAGAAATACAGAAGCTTGCACCCATGTAATCATAAATTTGTCCTGCACCTTGCTCATTAACTTTAGCACCACCTCTGTTATCGAAGTCTGTAAAGTTGTCATCATTCATAATATCTTGCCACTGATGCCAAGAAATCTTGAATAAAGGTTTTTGAGTTTCAATATCTACTGACTGATTACCGAACTGTGTTAATGTTTCTAGGAATTTAGCATAGTTGAATCCTACAGGGGTAGACCCGTTTGTACTTCCAACGTCTACATTAATAATTCCTTTTTCATAAACATCAGCAGTATCAGTAATTTTACTTGAAACACCAAAGTTAACTGCTGATTGTCCCTCAACTCCACCAAAATTACCTGAAGTTAATAACGCTTGGTCAATTATTAAATCTTCTTGACGAAGAAACTTGTTCTTCATAACAGTTAATTTTTGTGAACGTGGGTCAATTCCCATTTTCGATAAGTCCGCCCAATCCATGAATTGTCCATCTTGGAATTGGTTACGTGTTATACGTCTACGACTGTAATCAATGTCTGATACAGGAGAATCTCCAAATCGGTTAGTTACCTTTGATGGAAGACCGCCACCTGTAGTACGTTGATATACACCTTCTTTGCGAAATAAATCGCCTGTAGCAAGTTGAACATATGGTCGCATCTTGCCACCTTTAGTTTCAACAGTTTCTCTAATAGCTCTGTCAAAACCAATGATATAAGTATTAAGCAGATTTCCTGCCATAATATACCTCCGTTAATTTAATATTTACATACTAGTTTTTCGGCTATGAGTATCCGCACCTACGGGTCTGCCTAATTTAAGGTTTTCACCTGCGACTCTCCCATTGGCTCAAAGAGGTATCAATGTTTAAATCTGAACGACTAATACTATATTTTAATTTAGTTTGTCAAGTAAATTTTTATACAATTTTTTCAAGTAAAGCTTGACGCTGTTTAAGCATCTTTTGATACTCTGAAGTACCTGTGTTACCTTCGTATTCATACATCTCTCTTTCTAAATCAGCTAACTGGTCAGAAATAGTAGCGTAGTTTTGTTGCATACCATCTTGTATGATTTCATCTTCACTAATCATAGGTACAACATTTGTAAACATTGCTTTAATAAACTCAACATTATTACCAATAGCAGGGTCATCTTTAAAATCACCTAATCCAAGATAATCCATAACATTTGCTACTTTACCCATGTTGTATTCGTAACTGTCGCCAGTCCATTCTTTTCTTAATGTATCTTCAGACTCACGAATACTTAATTCACTTTCCTGTTCCATACTAGCAAACTGTTCTTTGCTACTATTTATTTCCCAGTCCATTAATTTTTGTGCTTGGTCTTGAGTTAATCCGATGCTATGAGCAAGTTCAGAAAAATTACTTACTCTATCGTTGTCAATTTCAAAACCTTCTTCTGGTTCTTCAAACTCAAAGTTATACCCTTCTTTTGTTTCAGGTATACCCATGATTTCTCTACGTTTATTTATGTCATTTTCATCTTCAGAAGTCCAAAAGTCTTCTGCTTTTTTACCTATTTGTGATTGAGCATTTATTGCTCCTTTAACTAGGTCTGTTGGATTGTCATACTTTGACCATATCGAATGTTTACCTAAATCATCAGGTAACGAATTTCTCCATGCTTCGTTGAACTTTCCATCATCTGTTAAAATATCAACAGACTGTTCAACAGTATCCGCCGCTTCTACGGGTGTTTCTACAGTTTGTTCTTCACTCATTTATTTATCCTTATCTTTTATATGTTTTTTTCTTCATTGTTTTTGCTTTTTTAGCTGTCTTTTTTGCGGTTTTCTTTTTTCCGCCATGCTTTCCGTGCATCATAATACTTCTCCTAATTTTCAGAAATCATTGCATCAATATATCTATATATGTCCTGCAACGCATTTCTGTATACCATTTCTTGTAACGTCAATGAGCTTCCTGCTTGCTCATCAATCATTGAAAATCTTCTTAAATCATCTAATACTTCTTTTCCTTCTGGAGATAATAGACACCTGCGGTAGCAAGCGACTAGGTTTTCAGCATCCTTGCGTTCCATTTTATCCTTCTAATTGATTAAGTATACTATCTGGCGATACTGCACCACTAACTTTTTGAGCGGCATCCGCTATAGCAGGTAATTGTTGTAATTCTTGTTGTCTTGCCATAGCTTCTGCTTTTTCTTCTCTTTCTTGTTCTACTTCCATTGGGTCTTTTAATGCGTTCATGCTAGAACTATTAGCAAACCATATTTCTCTAAATAGTTGGTCGGGGTCAACATTTTCTAATGATTTTAACATTTCTGGGTTCATTTGTGCTAACTCACCAAATACTCTCATTGTATTTACAGCACCCATAGTTTCAAATGATTTAGTTGCTAGTGATAATCTACCAACATAATCTACTTCAAAATCTGGTGCTTTTAATAATTCTTGTGGAATTTCTGGTAATAATTTACGTTTTTGTAAAATGTAGTATGTATGAGTCATTATAGGATTTATATGTTCTTCAATATATCTACTAACAAATGGTGATAAACTCATTAAATCAGTTGTCATACGCTCTTGAACTTCAGTTGCTGTCATATTTCTGTACTGGTCTAGTGGTCTAAACAAATGATTGAAAAATTGACGTTTGATTTGGTTTTCATGTAAATCAAATATTTCTTTTGCAAGCTGTGGATTACCGTTAGGTGCTAATCTTTCAGGTTTACCATTAGGATTTGTTGCTCTCCATCTAATAAATGCACCTGCACGACTGCTCATACCACTAACACTATCGTCATCTGGTATAAGCCATTGTGGATTTGCGTGATGTTCAGCCGCTATAATCATAGAACGATATACAACATTAGTTCTTCTTGCAGTTCCAAGACACATACTCATAGGAGAACGACCATATATTTCTTCATTACCTACCATAAATCTAGAAACTTTAAATGGATTAAAATCAAATCCACTTTCTTTTACAATTTCTTTTGAGTCCATAGATACATGATAGGATGCAAATGGTTTATCTATAGCTTTTTTACTTTTTACGTTGTAATCTTTTCTTGGTGATACAAACTGTATAAATTTAAATTTTGTTTCATCATACTTTTCACCATTATCTAAAATTCTATCAAGTTTTGCTAGTCTTAAAGCTTCTTCACCAAATTTTAATATAGCTTGTCTGCCAGTTAGTTGATATTTTCTAGCTACCGTATCAACTTCATGTAAATGATTTTCATCTATTCTTACTTCATCTATTATGTAGTTTCTAAATTTAATTATTTTTTCATCATCTTCTTCTACAGAAAGACAGTTAGTACCAAAACATCCTAGTGAAAGTAATGCTTGAAACTCCTCTTGTGCAAAATTACTACTAATTAATACTTGATGTGCTATACGACTTACTTCTTCAAAATAGTTTGCTACATTTTTATTAGCCATTATCATTGGTGATGGATGTCTGTATTTAGCCCATACGGTATTTGGTGGAAACATATGTGAAAAAAAACCACTAGCAAAAGAATAGTTGGCTTCAATACAGGTATCTATCATACGTTGTGGTGGTTTTTCTTGTCCTGCTACACGAATACGATTAATATTATCGTTTGTTGGAAAGCAAAAATCTGCACATTCTTGCCAAAGGTTTAGCCAGTTTCCAATAACATTTGAACTCATGTTATCGTATTTTTTAATTATTGTATTACCGTCCATCAATAAGAACTCATCATTGTAGAACCTTCATTAGGTTTCTTTTTTCTTTTAGGTGATGTTATCATTGTATCTTGCATTGTAAATTGGTCATCCATAGTTTGACGCATATAGTTTTGTTCGTTTGTAACATCAATCATTTCTGGTGGCTTTTGTGGTTCAACAACAGCAGGAGGTGGTGGTAATGGTTTACTTTTCTTTTTTCTGCCCATAATACTTGTTCCTAAATTTTTTATAGTCTAAAAGTCTTATTTTTTTATCTTTTTCATCTCTGTGATAGCATAAATATGGTAACGGTTCAAAAATACTAAATAACTTCTTAACATTACCTGTTGCATAAACTACATACCATGTATCAGGTTTGTCAAGCTTATTATCATTATTTTTTGTTACATAGTATGAATGTGTTTTATATCCACAAACAAAAACATCATTATCTAAATATATATGCGTGCATTTTTTTAACATATCTAATGCATCTGGGTCAAATTCAAGGTATTTTTCAAACGGTGTCATACTATCATCCAATCATCGTATACAAACTCTGGTGTTCTGCTTGAGTCTTTTTTAATTAAATACTCGCTAACCATCCTATGATGCATAGCCATAAATAACATTCGCACAGCATCCGCACCGTGTGAATGCTCATTGTGTAATATTCTACCTGTGTTGGCATTCCATTGGTAGTTCGTAAGATGTTCAAGTAATTGACTATTTTTCTCATCAATTTTGCAGTCAGGAAGATGCCGTCTGACAATCTCAATATCATCTCGCACCGAATTGGTTTTTGGGATTGGTCGTATTTCAAAGCCATACTGTGTGCGGCAGAAGTCCAAGATATTAGTACCCGTGTTACCCATACGCTTTTTAGCATCATGTGGCATATAATGTCCTGCATATTTATAGTTCTTTTCATTCACCACATCCAGATAATGTTTTATATCATACCCTGTGTTTTCATAGTAGTCAACAATAAAAGCTTTATTATCTTTAATAAATGCAAACACTATAGCGGTTGGGTCATCTACACCCAAGTCCCAAAATGTAAAAATAGGCTCATTTTGTGCAGAAATGCTAGTAATATTGCCTTTATTTTCTAATTTTACCATTTCATAGCCATACACAGAATTGGCTACATCGGATACCGCTTCATTTAAATATTCTTGTCTTGCAAGCGAATATGATATCATTTTTGAGTCAATTCTATCTTGGATGTTTAAATATTGAACATTGGTGTACGGGTCTATTTTTCCCTGTAATTCTGGATTTAGGTTTATCTCATCGCTAATCCAGTAGTATCTCTTTGTATCTTCGGGTGTTAACCACTCACAAAACCAGTTTGGATTGTTTTTGTTAGCTTCATACATCTGATATAGTTGATTTTTCTTACCACGCATAGTGCCATTCATAATAATAAATGAGTTGCCTTCATCTAAAATAGGTGCAAGAAATCCTGTAACTTCTTCTTTATGCAATGAAAACTCTGATAAAGCGTATCCATAACCACCCTGCCCTACGAAATCTAGGTTATCCGTACCACCCATATTTACAGTCGAGCCATTGATTAGGGTTAATTTCAAATCCGTATTGTTTTTATTTAGCACAATTTCTGGCGGAAAAATTAAATCTATCAGGTGTCCACTCTTTTTGCCTATCGTTACAATGTTATTCCATATAGCACGCTCCGCCCATTTGCGAGTCGGAAACAGATAATAATATGACCCGACACGGGTCATCGCTTTTTTGGACAGTATACTAGCGGTGGTAACATCCTTTCCATGTCGTCTGGGATGGCTTATCAAAAGATTTCTAGCACCATTATCGAGTGCTTTCCACGCACCTAGCTGATAGTTTCTTGGTTTAAGTTGTGGTAATCTTACTCTGTTTCCCATACAGCTTCAGCAAAATTTACGGGTTCAATAATTAAATCTTGGGTATCTTCTTTAATTCCTTCGACGTGCACTAACTCTCTTGCGGCGGCGGCACTGCCATTATCCATTTGCGTTTTCAACGCTTCGGATATATACAGTTTGACGCTACTTTTATCGTTCCAATCTATGCTAGAGCCTGTTTTTACTTTATCCGCTTTGCGACGGAACTCGGCTAACTCTTTAGCGTACGCCCATAATTGTTTGTTATCGCCACCCTTTAAATCGCTGTATATAGTTTCTGCACTCATTTTGACCAATCTATACTATCGTAGTTGTCACGATACTTCTGTTTGTCGTATTTACGGTGGTTATAGTCAAAAGACTCCCTGCCTTCACGTTTACGTTTAGCTTTCCAGTTGCGTTCTTCCTGTGCATCTGGACTGTATTTATGAGGTAAGTTCGGAAAGTGTCCCATCGTTTTGCCTTTCTACATAGCACATCATACATATTGAGTGGTCTATGTATCCCTGTTCATTTAACAGCTCTAATATTGGATTGTCTTCCGAGTCAATACAACAACAATCTTCACATATTTTAGTAGTCTGCGACATAATCAAATTCTACTCCACAGTATGGACAATAACATGGGTCATTTAAGCGATACGGCATTTCAACAACTAGCCAATAATTTTTACAGTCTTGGCATACGCAGAAACTTAAATCCGTTAAGTCCAACTTATCCATAAAAG